CCAATTTTGCGGGCTATCCGTCCAATTCAGGGGATTCGATAGTAGGCGGGGGAACAAAACCAAGTCTTTCGGGTGGGGCGGAAACGTATCAGGATTTGGTATTAACCGATTACAACATTAATTGGGTGCGCGGGGAAAATCTTGAAATCAATGTGGATTCGGTAACCACCAAACAGCGTTGCACAATTGTTTTCCTTTTAGATAGGTATCCAGCATGATTGTATTTATAAACAAAGGGGTTTCCCAAAGCAACGCAGCGGGCGCGGGCGTGGCATCGGTGGTGAACTTGAATTATTCGGATTTGCCAGCGATCAACAACGGGGATGAGATTTTTATTTTGGCGGGATTAAACAGGCCCGGGGGTATAGTTAGTTCAATATCAACCACGGATCCGGATTATGCCCCACTAGGTTTTGGATCCATCTTTAACGACAATTCCCCTGCAGCGGTAGGGAACGCGGTTTTATTTCACCATACCGCAGACGGTTCAGAATCGGGCACGGTACAAATTCAGGGATTCAGCGACGCGGCAAACGATCTTCATGCACAGATGTATTTATACCGAAACAACACAGGGCAAAGAATCTTATTTGAGGATGCGGCATCCATCAACTTTTCAAAAAATTGGTGTATGTCCCCGTATACGTCTTCATCCACCGGGGTCCCTGTGTTGTTACCTGGATTGTCTTTTATCCTGCCGTATGGATAGTCCGAATCCGGGGCCTGCACATTTTCTTTCTTTGCTAATGCTCTCATACATAATTGATAAAAAGATACGCTATTGTTTGAACCGGTTTAACCCTTAAAATTAGTTGCCTGAACTCCAACTTTCGGCTTTCTTCCACGTCCGCAAAATCCCCAACGTAGGGCCCGCCAATAAAGAATGTACTTTTTAGATTGGATCCAATGTTAAAGGTTAAATCCAAATCCTCATCAATACTATTGGCCACCAAATCCCACGAACCCGTGCCCGTCTGGGCGTCCCCGTGCTGGATGTCCCCATGCTGAACCACGTTGCCCGAATCCCCTGATAATTCCTGTGGGGTCTTTGTTTCGTATGCCCCGCCACCTAATGGGAAACGGTTCTCATGCACGTAAACATCAAATCCCGCTGCCTGCAATTGGGCTTGTAAATATAAATAATGCTGCCTGGGTTTGATCGTCCCCGGATGGTTCATCTTTCGTTCAATGGCCGCTTTCCTGTCTTCCAAAGAAACCAAATTATTGGTTATTAACCCCAACCTATGTTCCCATTGTTCTGCGTCCTGGGTTGTGAAATTTTCATTGTCTGGAATTGCACTATCTAAGATAGAAACCGCATCACTATACGCCCTGGCTTCGCTTTCCGCCAATGCTTTGTGTAATCTTTCTTTGAAGGATTCTTCGTTAAGACGGAATGCCCTTCCGGTGGGAAATAGTTGCTTTGTTAGTTTTAAAAATTTTTCCGCTACCGTCATAAGTATGTAACGCTGTCAAGATGTGGAATATCACCGTTTGTAAATGTGTGCGTTGCTTCCTCTACCCCATCAACTAGCATGGTTACTTCACCAAATACACTTCCCGGGCGGACGGATAGTATTATGGATATGATTCTATTGATGTCGAAAATATCCCTTTTGTTTTCCAGCACATCCGCCCCCGCCACAAACGGACGGACCAATGCCAATTCAGATTCCAATGCATTAAATATTGATGTCTCTAAAGATGGCGTCATGCCTTCAAAATCTTCTATTTCAATATCAATTTCCCGGATGGTAACCGGTAAAACGTTTAGGTCAAAAACCCCCAACGGTCTGCGACCCCTGTCATTTAACGGCTTGGTTATGTCCGGGTCCATTTCAAAAACTTCCTCTAAATCTTCCAACATCGCTGCCGGTGGGGTTCCTTTCCCGTCTGTACTATCTGCCGCGTTCGCTTCCACGTACACATCCACCACCCCTGATTCACCCGTCTTTGCATACGCATACACACGTGCGACCCCCGGAACATCTGCCGCCCATATTCTGTAATCACTGGCCGCCCCACCTTCCGGTTCAAGTTGATACGCTTCAACTGTTTTACGTCTGTATTCCTCGGTTGATTCCGCGTTTACCGGGGCCACGGGTTCATCTGTCACGGTTACAATTTTAGTAACATTTGGTATTGGGCTTGTTGCGGTTAATTGGTCCCCGTCTTCTAATTTACTATCGGATCCCGCTTCGAGTGCTCTTAATGTTATTTCGTCCGCTGCCCCTGTTAGTTCGTATTCAATATCCAACACAAATAATTTTTGTGGATTTGCTGAATCGTCGTTGCTCTTAAAGGTTGTTGATGCCGGGATGATAGCCCCTGCGGATCCGGTTACACTTACTATATATTGTCCCGCCTGGGCTGGGAATGGATTGCGCCCCAACTTCACCCGCCCGAATCTTTCCAGCGTTCCCCCGCTGGCTTCCGGGTCTGCGGTATCTGCAAAAATGTTTTTTTGTAACCCCCCTATGGCGTAATATATCAACTTCATTTTTGCAGCCTGCACCGCTGCCTGTGCCCTTAAATAATTTTTACCGAATGCTGGGATGTTATGGCCAAACTCCGTTTCAAGATCATTTAAAATGCCTGTGTAAAGTTCCGATAGGGTGGGAATTGTTATCATGCTCTAAAATGAAAAATCAAAAGTATAATCAAATCCGTCTGTGCTAATTTCCCCGGCCTCTATCAATCTTAAAGGTAAATCATCGTTCAATTCATTCCGTGTTGCATCCCAAATAAAAATAAAATCCCGTGCCTGTAGGTTATCCGGCTCTTCTAGTCTTATTCCAATCCTAACCTTATCCGTTGCAATGATTGCCACCGATACCCCCACCCTGGCAAAATCTTTCATAAATCGAAGATCCTGGAAAACCGCTTGCTGTATGATTTCCCTTCCCGCACTTGTTAATGGGGTTTTATTCAATACCCGTTCGGTTTCTGAATTGAATTGCAATCCGGGTTCGTCAACCATCAATATTTCATTTCCCCAATAGTCTTTGTTTTGTTCTGTTGCCACCCGTTCGCTGGGGGTGGATGATTCCACATTACCCCCGAACAGTGCTAAATATGGCATATTTCCGAATCCGTAAATGACTTCGAAATCTTTCGTGGTTTTTACAAGTTCTCCACCGCTGTATGACTCGCGTAATTTTAAGTCCATTTTACATTCCGCCCCATGTTGATGATAATTTTACGGGCACAAAATCCCCACCGCTTCGTGTGGCTTCAACCGGGTTTCGGCTTTCGTTCTTAATGTTAATACCCACCTGTTGCCGTTGAATGTTTTCAATGGTGCTGTTGGTGGCTTCCTGTTGGGTCTGCCTGGGGTTTATTGCCGGCTCTACATTTACGCCCAAATCTTTACGGAATGATTCTATTGATGCCGCCGCATCCATCGCCCAATCTGCCCCCGTTACCTTTCCGATCAAAGCCACTATTTGTTGGACGGGTTGCAATATCGCATCCAACAGGACTTTTCCGATTGCCGTTATCCCTCCCAGTAAACCGCCTGCCGTGAAACGACTTACGATCATATCCCAATTTCTGCGCAATGACATAATAACAGAAAGGATCACCCCTAATGGCCCCATAAATAGCGAACGCCATAGTGAATTTTTTTTTCTAAACGATTCGTCGTTTTCGAACATAGTCAAAAGCATTGTAGATTCATATAATTGGACGCCCGACGTAATAGGGCGTCTTTTTTTTGATGGGATAGATTACAAAGGTTTGCTATTTTGGTATCAGAATGTGAAGGAAAACGATGAAAAAATGAAAGAAAAAATCCGCAAATCATGAAGGCATTTCAAATTCCATCGATCTATACAGCTGTTGACAAATTCACGGCACCCGTTCGCAAAATGGTGGGGGCAAACACAAGTTTTGTGACAAGTTTGGAAACCGGGGTAGCCAGGGGGGAAAGGGTATTTAGACGGTTGACGCCCGCCATTTCAGAATCCACAAAACAATTATTTTCATGGGCCCGGGCAACGGCCATTGCGGGGGCAGCCATTGGGGGCATCATGTTCTCGACAAATGCCCTAATGGATTACGAAACCCAAATAAAATCTTTTCAAACAATCGTTTCTAATTTATCCAAAGAGGAATTTGCTAAATACCAAAGCGGATTAAACCAAGTTGCATTGGATACCCGGAAAAGCGCAACAGATACAGCGATGGCAGCGGAAAAAATAGCGGGGTTAAATGCTAAGTTTGCCGAAACGGAAAAGGGAATTACAGCGGTTACCCAATCCGCCGTTTTACTTTCCAAGGCATCCCGGGATGAACTTGGGTCATCAGCTGAAAGCCTTATAGGGATCATGAACCAATTTAATTTCGGGGCAGACCAAGCAAACCGGACGGTAAACGCATTGGCTGCAGGAACAGCGGTTGGGGCGTCATCCATAAAACAAACAGCGGAAGCATTTACCAACTTTGGTGCGGTGGCATCCAGCGCAAACGTAACCCTGGAAGAATCGGTGGCATTGATCCAGACAATGGGTAAATTTTCCATATTCGGAAGTGAGGCAGGTAATAAACTGAAAGGGGTATTACTGAGACTGCAGAAAGCGGGCGTGGGTTATGCGTCCGGACAGTTTAACGTAAACGACGCATTACTTGAAACCCAAGCAAGGTTGGACAAACTTAAAACCCCATTGGCAAAAGACAGGATGTTGATAAAGTTATTCGGGGCGGAAAACATCAGCGCGGGTAAAAGTTTGGTTTCAAGTATCGGTTTGTTTAAGGAATTCACACAACAGATTGGAGAAAAGAACACCGCAGCCATGGACCAGGCGGCCATCAATTCCGACACGCTACGAAATAGGCTGGACGAATTGAAAAACACGTGGGTAAATCTTTTAGTGTCAAATCAGGGAGCAACGGACGGACTAACACAGGCCAAAAAAGCAATTGTGTTTGTAACCAATAATCTTGGAACCATTGTTTCCGTTGGGGTCAAAGTACTTGCATTTTTTGTGGCGTGGAAGGCAATTTTATTATTGACGCGGGCGGGGATAGTGGCCTATAACATAGCATTAGGCATATACAACGCAGTAACGGGGGCGGCGGTGATTTACACCAACGCCCAGACCATTGCTATGAACGCCCAGGCCATAGCGGCCCGGGCAGTGGCAGCGGCCCAATGGTTATGGAACGCGGCCATGACGGCCAACCCAATCGGGTTGATTATCGCAGGC